GACAGTATCTTCAACGTAAAACTTACGCATCGAAGCATTAAACGTACTTGCATCTCCAAAAGCGTAATCGACAGCAGCAGGAAGCGTATCTTCATGCTCGCGGTAAATCTGGGCTGATATAAGGACATGACCCTTTTCAGCATTAAATTGAATGACATCTGTAACAATCCTTCCGACAGGAAACGCCACCTGAAAGCGGCGAATTCTAGAGTTAACATCTTCATACGAACTCAAATCAAACATATAGTTCATCCTCTTCTGTTGCGAGTTCTAAGGCCATGCTCAAATAAGCGATGGCGTCTTGATAGGAGTCAACATGTTTTGGTGACTCTTGGATTCGGCTGAGTTTGACTTCGACCATTGCAAGACAAGCCTCATAGTCTGTGACTGGGTAACTAAATAGACAGGTAAGCCTTGCAGCGATGCGACCTTGATTGATTTTCGCGTGACCGTAGATTTTAGAACGACTTTGCATAATGTCGATTGCATTGATAAGTGCCTCGGTTGCTTTCATTTATTCCTTCCAGAATTCTTGTCGTGAAACTGCACGACCTCGTAAGTAGCCGTCACGATGACCTTGCTCTTTGCCAATAGTAATGCCCATGTAATAGCCAATAGTTGTGAATAAGATTCCAAATGCAAAACACCAGAATAATGACATTAGTTGCTCCAGCACATTGATTGATAGTCAGTGATTAAGCACCATTGGCCTAAGGCATCATCAAAGATGGCTTCATAACTGTTGCCAAAATCCTGAAGGATTGTGCGTGCCGCCATGAGGTTGGCGTAATTGTCAAACCAATAGATGTAATCAAGATTGTAATTAACCTGGCCTTCGAAGCGTCCATCCTGTGCTTCCCAGCCATTGCCCTTGAACTGCATCGAGGTTTCGTTTAGATTCTCAAAATCCTCTGCCATGTCCATATAGATTGCTTTCATTGCGCCCATCTTTTGCCCCTTTTCCCAATTCGTTCGATTGGTTATGGCATTAGTGTTGCACGGATTTAGGCTGAGTCAAGGCTATTTTGATAACGAAATGGTAACAATTCTCCATCGTCCATTTGGACATCAATGTCCCTGCGCACAGGGAAGATGTCGCTAGCGAGGCCGCCCATAGCGCTTACCATGCACTACAAACGTGCCGTCCTTTTCTACATAAATCAGGTCAACCTGGACATTCTTGCCTATCTCTGTGACAATGGCAAAGGCTTGCTGCCAATTCGGCATAGATACGTATTTGGCGGCCTTAACGCTCATTGCGTGTCCTACCTCAACTCCGTGCAGTACGCGCCTCACAGAGCCGTTGTAGGCCTCAGAAACGGCACTCCTACCAGCACGATGCGTGTGACCCATAATGGTTGATACGCCTGCCTTTTTTGCCTGGTTCAACGCGCTCATTCCAGGATTGGGATTGAGGCCGCCTAAATCGCCATGAACGGCAATCCAGCCCTTTGCAATCGGATAAGCCTCTTTGTGGAATTGAATACCTAGTTCATCAAGTTTTAGGAACTTCTCGAACTTCAATTCTGGCAAGGATAGAAAGGCAGGAATCTTTTTCATAATCACGTTATACAAACGGTCAGTGTGATTCGAGCGAATGGTATGGGCTTCCTTGGCGTACTGAGTCAAGCGCCATAACACATCAACTGTGTGGTCACGGTCAGAGGCTAATGTCTGCTCGTACCAGCCTGGAGTGTTTTCAGTCCAACGGCTTATCTGAGGAAGGTCAATCTCATCTCCGATAGTAACGACAGAGTCGTGCTTAAACGCTTTTGCAAATAGTTCAAAGTTTCGTACAACATGCGCATCCTCGTAAGGGCATTGAAGGTCGGGCCAAACGATAGTTCGTTTCATTCATCCTCATCGTCATCCTCGTAATCGCCGAATTTTTCGGGTTCGATTGGGGTAGGCAAAATCCAAGCAGGATAGGCTTGTGGCTCTGTAATCATAAATAAAGCAACAGACTCCGAGAAGCCTGCCCTTTTCAATGACTTGTAATACTCATGCAACCCGATGCAAAAAGCGTCAAGCGGTGAGTAGCCTTGTTCTTCTAAAGCCTTAGTTGCTTTTCTTGCCATGAGATAATTGTTACCTCTCTAGGATACGAATAATCGTTTCAACACGCGCTTCTAATGCAGTTATTTGGTCGCGCATAGAAGAGCCGCTATTTGGCTTTAGTTCGTTTAGATAATGCTTTACTAACCATTTGACTGCACCAATAAATGAACCAATAACGGTCAGCGCAACAGCGACAACAGCCGTCCAATCTGTTGGACTCATGAGATTTGGTCATCGGACGGGTCTAGGTATTTAACAATTGGTGCAACTAAAGCAGATGCAAGAACTGCATATTCAGGACGAATATCGGCAACTAGCGCAAGGCCTAAAGTAATTGCTGAAACTGCAACAGCCTTGAGGTAAGACTTAATTGCGTTCTTTGTATTTTTATTCATTTGCATTTCCTATTCCTAACATCGGGGTATCGAACCAAGAACCGTTCTCATCGCCCATTTTAGTAAAACTGATATGGATATGCTTATCGTGGCGATTAATGCCAGAGTAAGTTCTCCAACGCCAAAATGATTTAACACTGGCAATTTTTCCTGAGTAAATGACGTACTTGATTCTTTTATCGCGCTTGGCACAAATGCGTATTTGGTCGGCAAGATAAGCACCTGTACTGGCTCGTGAGTCGAGGTCCTTATCCACATCAATAGCCCTGACGTAGCCGTCAACCTTATCGGGAAGGTGGTCACTCGTACCTGCTCGTTGATGGCGCGCATCGCCTATCCAACCATCAGACTTTCTATCGCGGTTTGGAAACGCATCATCAATCTGCTCACGAAGTTGCTGCCCTGCTTTACAGAGTATTGGCTTCATCTAGACTCTTTAGATATTCCTGATAATCAGGATTGTCTGGATTTGTTCCAAAAGATGTACGCACACCATCTTCTTCATACCAAATAACTGTTGTTCCCATAAACTCTTCAACATTGTATTTTCTCATTATAACTCCGCATTAAAGGCTATAGATGCTGACGCATTATTTGTTCTTGCTCCACCTGCTTGACCTGCCACGCTTGAGATTTCGCTCAAGTTATAAATTAAAGCAGTTTCATTAGTTGCATATGCTATAGAAAATGAATTAAATAAATCAGTTCCAGCATTTCTATCTACAGCATAATAATCTGTTCCTGATGTTGCTACTAATGATGGTGCTATTCGCATTGAAACAGGAAAGAAAACACCTACATAAAGTTGAGAACTGCTATAAAAAGCACCTATGCCAACCATTAAGTTAGTAGCACCTGAGAGCATTACATTGTAATACCTCTGACAAGCAGCCAATTCACCTTGAATAGTTCCTGTTGCAGTTTGAAAGGCTGTGGCTGTTGAGCCTTGTTCAACTTGCCATCCCCAAGTATCTACTAACAATGAACTTGCAATGCCTGTTGTTGAATAGAGAGTGATTGAAAGATAACTCGATGTGCCAATAGTTTTGCCAGCAATTGAAGGAATATCAACAGTAAGTGTAAAACGCTGCCAACTAGTTGTAATACTTGGGCCAGTATATGTATTAACAACATTTGCTGAACCGCCTGAACCAAAGATTTGTGCTACTTCAATGTTTGTCGATGCGTTAGCCGCACTTGCTTTAATCCAAAATGAAATGGTGGCTTTTTGTCCTGCTAAAGTTGTAACATTTTCTATATTTTGACGATAATTCCACACGCTAGTTGTGCTGCCACAAGTTAATCGAGCAAAGTAATTCCCCTCATACCCTGATACTGGTGCCGTCCCAGGTGTAAATGCTTGGCGGCTTACAGTTGATGTACCTGCACTAAAAGAGCAACTAGCAAGAAATCTATCTACCGTGTATATAAATGCACCTGAAGATAATGAGATAGATGTACCGCGTTGCCAATGGTCAAAGGCACCGTTGATGATTTTATTCTTGCCAGCAGCCCATTGTGCACCACTAGCAAGGTATACTGTTCCAGTAATATCATTGACGTCGCTACTGGAAAAAACGTCTCCGTTGGCGTATGTCGTTTTCATTGGCCAGCCTGTTGCCATTAGCACACCTCTTTCATAGGGTCAATTCTAGTACATAACATCGAGTAAAGGCTCCTGCGTGGTCAAAACTGTTACCCATGTGTTTGGGGTGATGTCGTGGGCTACTCCTTGACACTGGAGAGTCTTAACAATAGTCGAACCACCCTGGCCATCATTGGTGATTTGCATAGTGTCAAAATAGTCTAAGTCAAGTGCTGCTGTAATACCAGGACCATAACCAAGAGTCACTAAGTCAAGGGTAATTGAATCAATGCGGATTGTTGTTTCTTTGCGTGTAGTCACATAAGCGGTTGCCAGGGCCAAAGCATTAGCGTCAGTTTGCATAAGCATATCTGGAGCGGTAATAGCATGAGTGAAGTATTGACCAACGGATGTTGCATCTGAGTAAGTCTGTGCTGTTCCGCCTACGCGTGTAACGGTTGCTGAGTTCACAATAGTCTTATCGTCAAAGGCAAATTGAATACCAGCATAGTTAATATCTGTTGAACCAGTGGCGTTAGAAAAGGCAACTGGAGTTGCTGATTGAGCATCTACGACATATTGACGATTCTTAAATACTGCGTTGCCTGCTTTGTCAATATAAAAAGCCCCTTGTTCCGTGAACTCAACTGTTTGAACTGCCTGAAGAACTGAACGAGTTCCGCCTGGGTCAACCTGACACGTTGTATTGCCTGTCTGGATTGAGCGCTGAGAGTTAGGCCATGTGACCATATCTAGAATCTTGCCAATGCGTGTGCCTGTATCTTGTCCAGCAGTAGCACCTGTGACTGTTGTTACGTTTGAATTAAAGAATAAACGAAAAGCGTCATAACAGATAAAGTCGACAAATCCTGTTTCCTGTGATGTCGGATATGTGTATTTGTATTCTGTAATGTAACCAGAAAATATAGAATACAAAGTTCCAGAATAGTTGGCTTGAATCTGAATCTTGCGCAATGGTTGAACATCGGGATAATAAATTGACGATGTGTTTTGGGGATTGAAATTGCCTGTTGGGTCGTTCACGCGCACAACTGCGGTTGCAGAGATGTATTTGTCCTGCAAAAGATTGCGCTCTCTGCGTGTATTAATCTTAAGGACAGAGGCAGATACATCAACAATATCTGGAACGACTGTGCCAAGTTCAGCAAAGCCCAATTGACCAGTACCCAACACCATGACAGTACCAAATGATGCACCTTGGGTAAGGTTAATTTTAACAATAGGAGTTGCTGGTAATGCCATTAATACACCGTTGAATAGTTGATTGGTGTGCCAGCAGCCTGGTTGTTGTAGATACCTTCAGTAATAGAAGCAACAAGGTCACGCTCTGTAATTGTTGAACCAGCATTATTGACAACAACGCTAATGTTTTGAACTGCTCCTTGACGTGCAAGAGCGCCTAAATGTGTATCTCCAAATCCCATGAAATCACTTAATGAGTTAGCAGGAAGTCCAGCAGCAGCATTGCCTGCTGATTCTCCAAGACGGGCAGAACCAGCATTAAAGCCGCCCATGCCAATTCCCATCGAGCCAGTTACAGGTGGTACAAAATTTGCTAGGGCCGCTAACTGTGCTGCAATTGCTTGAAGTGTCATGAGCCATTCCATAAATGGATTTGGAACATCACCTAACTTAATCATGTCACCGCGAAGTTGACCAAGAAGTTCAGCGTCTTTAGATATGGCAATTGCTAACTTAGCAGCACCTTCAACATTGCCATCATTGATTGCTTGTTCAAGGTCAAGGATTTCTTGCTTTAATCTAATGCGAACCTTATCTTCATCGGTCTGCTTGCTTAGAGCAGCAGCCGCTAATTGGATACGGTCCATATCAAACAGTTGTTCTGCTTTATTAAGGAACGCAGAAAGTTTATCTAAAGCAACTTTTTTAGCCTTTTCAGCAGCAAGTTTCTTGGCGGTATCTAAACGCTTTCTTTCGATTGCTTGTAATTCTTTAGCACGCTTAAT